AGAAATATTTTAAATAAAAAAATAAATTAATGAAAGATATTAATGATGTTTGGAACAAGGTGCAAATACCAATGTCAGAAAAAACGGTATTAGTAAATGATAAACCTGTAAAAGAGATTACAGGAATAGCAACCGCAAAAGCACAACCTGTTTCTGCATTTATTAAAGATGACACGCCTAACAAAAATGATGAATACGAATTAGTACAGAAAACAATCGTGAATAAGTTAGGTAAAAAGAAGACGATTTGGATTAAAAAGTTCTATGATAATAAAAATGATGGTGCAGAAGCATACGGTCAATAAAAATAAAGAGTTAAAATAATAATAAACTGAATAACTAAAAACAACAAAATGGAAAACATTTTAAATGGAGGACAAAAGCAAGATGCAAGAGCAATGGATATTATCAAGGGTAATATTTCAAATGCAGATGATGTTTTGAAATCTGAAAAGGAGTTATCTCTTGAAGAATCAATCCGAAAAGGTGATGTTGAGGTAATTAGTATGGATGATTTGAAAGAATCTTACAACAATACTTTTTACAAGGGAGAAGATATTGATACAATGGGAAAAAATCTTGATATTTTAATCGAGAAAGGTGAAAGTGAATATTTAGAGGAGGATGAGTTTGAAGCACTTGAAAAAGGATTAGCTGATTACAGAGCCTTAGAGCGTAAAGCTATTGCCACACCAAGAGGTGAAGGAGTAGCATACAAAGAAGTGTATGTGATGCCTGTTGCAGAAGCAACTGACGAGGACTAAAGGTAAACCTAATACCAATGTATAATAATATCTCCTTTATTAGGGGATATTGGCATATAAAACCATATCATTAATGTCAGAGGAGAAGAAAGATAGTCATATCGAACCAACTTTAGATGTTCAATTAGCAGAAATTGAAACTCAAAAGAAGGAATTAATAATTCAAGAGGAACTATATTTACAAAAGGCAATAGATAGTAAGAATCCTACTGAAATTGTTAAGGCTATGAATGTAGTTTCTATAAAGCAGAATGCAGGCAAGGATGAACGTAAAAGTACATTTATTGACCCATTTCAATTTGATGAATCTTTTGGCTATAAATCATCACCAAACAAACTTACTTATAGTACGTTATTCAGTATGAGTAAGACACCTGTTATTAATGCTGTTATAAAAACAAGGAAAACGCAAGTAGCAGGATTTGGACAACCTCAAAAAGATAGATATTCAACAGGTTTTATTATTCGTAAAAANGNACATTTCATCGAGGACGATAAAGACCTAACAAAAGAAGAAAAGCAACGAATAGAGGAATTAACAGAATTTATTTTAAATTGTGGTAGTGAGCATAGTTGGGATAGACCTGATTTTGATTCTTTCCTAAGAATGTTTACAGAAGACAGTTTGATATATGACCAATCTACATTTGAGATTGTCAGAGATATGTCAGGAGGAATAAATGAGTTCATTATAACAGATGGTTCAACAATGAGAATTGCAGACAGTTTTTAGTGATACTGATTACAAAGGAGATGAGAGGGGTATCCGTAGGTGGTTATTATCCAAGTTATGTTCAAATGATGGGTAATAGAGTTCATGCTGAATATTATCCTTGGGAACTATGTTTTGGCACACGTAACAGGACTTCACGCATTCATTCAAACGGATATGGTAGAAGTGAATTAGAGGATATGGTATCTTTAACTACATCTATGTTATGGTCAGACCAATACAATCGTAATTTTTTCAGACAAGGAGCAGCACCAAAAGGTATTTTAAGGATTAAAGGAGGAACAAACAACGCAAGAGTTCAAGAATTTAGGCAGCAATGGAAGGCTATGGTAGCAGGAGTTGATAATTGTATTTCAGGAGATGTTATAATAAGAACTAAAGAAAAAGGTACAATTAGTGTGGAAGATTATCTTGATGGAGCAGATGAAAAAAAAGCTATTATTTGGGTTGGAGATTCTTGGGAAGAAGGATTAGTTTATAAAACTTCTGAACATAAAAAGATTTGTCAAACAAAATTGTCTAATGGAGAATCTATAACAACATCACCTGACCATAAATTTAAGATAATAGATGAAAAAGGAGAATTAAATTGGAAAAAACAACAAGACCTTGTTTATGGTGATACTATTCTTTTAAATAAAAAAGTGATTGATGGTGATTTTATTCCTAAATGGAATGGAAAATTAATTGGGAAAGATTTAATGGAAGTGTTAGGATGGCAAATTGGGGATGGATATATGTTAGATAATGGAAAGCATAAACACATTCAACTTAATTATCACCATGAAAAAGAATTAGATATTTTAGATAGACATTTACAAATACTTAAATCATACGGATTAAATGCCGAGTATAAAATAAAAGAAAGAACAGAAGAACAGATTTCTTATGCTAAAGAAAAATATGGATTTAATAATGTATCTAAAGAAATTCATTTTATTCAGATTTATAATAATGATTTTGTTAGATGGACTAAAGGATTAGGATTTAATGATAGTATTAATGGAAAAGTTATTCCTAACATCATGACCACCATGCCAAAAGAATATATTTATTCTTTTTTAAGAGGATATTTTAGTGCTGATGGTTCAAATCATAAAGGTAGGACTCCTATTCTTCATGTTATGGATACTAAATTAAGGAATCAAACAAGAGATTTATTAAATGCTATTGGTATAAGATGTAATAAAGGAGAAGGAAAATCAGTTGGTAAATTTAATACGAAAAAAGGAAAACCTTGTTGTTTAAGTATAAAAGATAAAGAAATATTTTTTGATACTATTGGATTTTTACAAAATCACAAACAACCAATAGGTGTTAAAATTAAAAATGAAATTGGGAAAAANAATAAAATATCACAATATTTTATTTTAAAACATCTTTATGCAATTAGAGAAAACATTAAAACAGGTAGTGTTAAAGATTGTATATTATCACAAAAAGAAAGAAATCAGATTAATTCTATTTTATGTGGTAAAGATGGATGTTCTTTAAATAGATTAATAAGGATTTCTGATAAAGCTAAATATAAACTTCCTAAATGGTGTTTAGATTATCATTTTGAACAAGTTGAAAGTATTATTAGGACTAATATACTTATTCCTATGTATGATGTTTCTATTAATGAGAAAAGACATCAATTTATTGGTAATAATATTCTTATTTCAAACTCATGGCGTACACCTGTAATTGATTCAGAATCAATGGAATGGATTGATTTACAAAGAGGTCATAAAGATATGGAATATAGTAAATGGCAAGAATACTTAATTAAGTTGGCTTGTGCAATGTACACAATTGACCCAAGTGAAATAGGTTTTGTAAGTCAAAATTCAGTATCAGGTGGTGGAGCGATGTTTGAGACAGGAAATTCACAAAAGATTAAATATTCCAAAGACAAAGGATTGAAGCCTTTATTAAAATTTATAGCTGCACAAATCAATAAATACATTGTAAGTCAAATATATCCTGATTTAGTATTTGAGTTTGTAGGATTGGATGCGGAATCGGAACAAGATTATTTGGATAAGATACAGAAAGAAGTATCTAATTTCAAAACGATTAATGAAGTTCGTAAGGATGCAGGGTTAAAGCCAATTGAAGGAGGTGATATTGTTTCTAATTCAGCATTTATGCAAGGTAAGCAACAAGAAGCCCAAGATAAAATGATGCAGCAACAAGAAGAAGGTGCAGCAGGCGGTGGAGGTGATGAAGGAGATGGAGGGGAAGGACAGGTTGATATGTCTGCATTTGGTGTTGGCGGTGGAGAAGAAGGTGGAGAAGAAGCTGAAAAGGCATTAGAGATAACACCATTTGCAAAGGATTTTAATGATATGATTGATAAACTTGAAAAAGGAGAAATTTAAACTATACTAAAATGGGAAAAAACTACGGAAAACTTGTAAAGAAAATTATGATTGATAAAAACGGTAAGCGTAAAACTGTTTGGGTAAAAGCGAATGCTGACCAAAAAAAATCAAAACCTACAAAGCAAGTCGAGACAAAGGAAAAGCAAGGGAAATTAACTGATAAAGATATTCATATTGATTCTGCTATTGCACAAGATGGTGCTGCTTATTGGGGTGGTTGGATTGGAAAAGAAAACGCAGTTAAAGTGTTACCATACAATTACGATAAAAAGAGAGATGCAGTAAAAAGAGCAAAAGAATTGATTAAGCAGCATAACGAAAGTATTTCTGAAAAAGAAGAAGGAATCACTAAATACAAACTTGGAGCGAAATATTCAAGCGACTTCGATTATGATGGTATGTTGGCTATGGGTGCTAAAGCTAAAATAACTGATGGAATAAAAAAACTTCAAAAACTATATGATAGTTATGAGGATGTCAACTATCATACAGAGAATGAAAATTTAGGTATGGCAATTGATGCACTTAAAGAGAAAAATAAATCAGAAGCGAAAAAGTGGATGGATAAATTCAACGAAGCAAGTAAAATATAAATAATTATGAAACTAAATAAATATTGGAAAAGCCGTAAACTATGGATGTACATTTTTGGAATGATAGCAGGAACAGTAGTATGGTATTTTGCAGATGAGAGTACATTTATTGATTGGAAAGATTTGTTGGTGTGGATGACAGGAATATATTTTGGTGGAAATGGAATTGAACACGCTGCAAAGGCAATAGATAACAAACCAAAACAGGAGGAATAAAATGGCTAAGAAAGAATCACCAACAAAGAATTTCATCTTTGAAATATGGGGTAAATATAAGTTCATAATTATATCAACATTGTTTAGTGCTATATGCTATGTGGCAGCTTTGATTATTAAAGATACTAAGGTTTACAAGGAATTTAGAGATGTTGTTGATTTTGGATATGATGCTAAAAATATTATTATACCACAATCAGATTCCACGCATCAATGGCAAAGTGATGCGATAATGGATATGTGGGATGAAATTGATTATATTTACGACAAATTAGATAGTAATAAAGGAACAAAGAGGACTATTCATAATGTAGGATTAGTCTATGATGAAGAAAAAAAGAAGTTATTTTTCAGAACTATTAGCGGTGATTTAAGAACAGTCAGGCATGATGCTGAATTAAATCAATATTTTTATAGGGATGATAATGACAAAAAAAGAATTGTAAANTATTNANATTATGGCAAANGTAANGNNTTANACAGACNANNANNTNNTANAAAAAGTNAAAAGTTTACCATCATTNAGNAGTATTCCAAAAGGATATTGGATATTAGGCGTACAATCTGATGAAGACAAATTCAATACTTTTGACGATAAGTTCTACTTATTTAAAGGAGAGAAATTTATTTTAGTAACAACAGGAACTACAAACGCAGGTAAAACTGCAATAATGGGATATGAGAAATTCAATAAATTAGGAGTTGCTGTAATTAAAACAAATGAGTGGTATTATGATTTGTGGAAAAGTGGCTTACATCATGGTAAAATGAAAGCCCTAAGACAAATTAATCCTATAAAACATTACAGGGATAACAACCGAAACACTAAGATTGAGGAGGTAGGACAAGTTTATAACAAGATTATTTATTGTAATTTTCACACAAACAGTTATAACCGATGGAATAAGATTGTTCGTTGGGTAATTGGTGGTTGGAGTGCAGGTTGTCAGGTATGTAATAACCCAAAAGATTATTATAGAATATTAGGACTTGTTGAAAAAAACAAGGTGTCATATTGTCTGATAAAAGAATTTTAAAAAGTTGTCTTCCACCTGTGGGGGAATGAGACTAACATATTGATATTAAAGTAGATGGAAAAAGTAATAAATTGGCTAAAATTACTGCCAAAAAGTAGTTATCGTAAATCTAAATCGCATGAATTTCAGAGACAAAAAAACTCAATTCGTAATAGTACTATTAATTATTGTAGGCATTCTTCTTTTTCGGTCTTGTAAAGGAGATATAAATCTCAAAGAGCAGATTGGTATGTATGAGGCGTTGCAAGACACGTTAGAACAAACCACGAATGAACTTGGACAGCAAACAAGTACAATTGCATTACTTGAAGCAGACAAGGCAAAAGACCTTCTTAAAATCAAAACAAATGACAGTACTGTAATTCACCTTCAAAAAGTTGTAAAGGATTACAAGGGTAAATTAGCGAGTGCAACAGTTTTGGGTACATCAACTAATGATGCAGGAAGTTCATCTACAACGACTGACTATGATACGATTTACACAGATACGGGCAGCTATATTTCTCCTGTATATAAAAGCAATTGGGATGAAGAATGGAGTGTTGGAAAGATTGTTGCGACAAAAGATTCGATTTCGAGGCAAATCAAAATAAAGAATGATTTTGAGATGACAATTGGGAAGGAAAGACAAGGTTTTTTGAAAAAAAAGAAATCAGTAGTAACAATAAAGAATTTGAATCCAAACACAGTAACAACTGAATTAAGGACATTCAATATTCAGCCACATAAGAATAAAATAAGTTTTGGGATTGGTGCTGCATACGGATTAGATATTGTAGGATTTAAACCAACTCTTGTAATTGGAGTAACAGCACATATACCAATAATTAGCTTTTAATATTATGAAAAAACATATAATAATTACAAATAAAGAAGGTGAAGAAGTTCAAGTTTTACGATTGGAATGGAGAAAAATTAAATTGTTTCAAGAACAAATTTTGAACAAAGAGGATTGGAAGGAGTTTGATAAAATCTTGATGACCGAGGATAATGGAAAACCTATTGTTGGAAATCAATTCTACGATTGGGCAGGCTTAATAAAAAAGTATCCTAAATTTGGGGATTCAATTAGGCAATTAAGTATAAATTCATTTGGGACAGTTATGGAGTTTACAGCATTGAAAGATGGTGAATTAGTAAAGAGATGTGTTTTAGTAAATATACCAAGATGGGAGGAGTGTACAAAGTAAAAAAAGGATGTGGTTGTAAGTTGTGTAAGCCTCACAAAGGAGGACACGAACCAAAGCACAAAAAAAAGGATAGGGTTCTTGCAAAGGAACATAAAAAAGATATGGATGAAAGACGATAATTTAATCCAAGAGGTTGAGGTAATCGAGACATTCAGTATTGAAGTAAACAAATGTAATGTTGAAATTCAAAAGGGTGAAATAGTTAAAGTAATTGATAAGTCATATTTTTTGAATGACAAAGACACCTTAACCTTGGTTCACGAAATAGGAAGATTTAGAGTAAGTAAGAAATATTTTAAATTGTGATGTTATATTGTCAATTACGTTTATTAATTGCCTTTGTAATGTTTTTCATTTTAGGGTTTGATATTTGGTGGTTTTGGATAATCTGTATAGTGATATTAATAATTAGTTTAATTTTAGGATACAAAAAGGAAGGATGGGATTAGATTATAAACAAATAGTTATAGTATAGACATGACAAAGCAGATTCTACCAATAAAGAAGTTTGATAAGAAGGCTAATCATAAGCACGTAAAGATAAGGACACCATATAAAGCTGTTCGGCAATATGAGCATGAATTTAAGCATAAATTTGGTAAGGAATTGGGAGATGCTGTTCACTTATATATGGATACAATGACAAAACAATTAAATATTAAATGATGGGAAAAAATTACGGAAGACTTGTAAAAAAAGTTATCACGGACAAAAACGGTCATCGTAAAACTGTTTGGGTGTTAGCAGGAAAAGAAGATAAAGATGTAAAAAGAATATCACCAAAAGAGCCACGTAAGATGGACGAGAAACTGTCTGACTTACCAAAATATTTAGCTAAAAAAGTAAAAAGGGGTGAAGAAGGTGAAGGAAAAGAAATCAAATTAAAGAAGGTTGAAATTAGGGAAATCCTTACCAATGGTAAAGTGGGGATAATAAGTGCAGGTGTAAACCCGAAAGACCCCGAAGACATGAAACTATCCAAAAAGGAAGTTGCTGCACGAGATAAAAAGTTAAAATCAGACTTGATTAAGATGGGATTAAAATTCACGCCTGCAATAGGAAAGTATGGAAGGGTTGAAAATTCCTATATGGTATTCGTTCCTGAAATAGAGAGGAGGGAGGTAGATGAGTTGGGTACTAAATATAATCAAGATAGCGTGATATATTCAGACCACGGAAACAATGAAGTAATATACACTACGGGTGAAAACAAGGGTCTTCGTAACGTAGGTAAGGGATTTAAAGTGGAGAAGGATAGTATAAAGGATTATTTCACTTTAATCAAAACTCCAAGTGGTAATATGAAATTCAACTTAGATATAGATTGGGATAATTTTGTTAAGTCATTATTGAAATTATTTAGAAAATAATGTTTTTAACACCACAACAAATTTCAGAACTTTTAGATATAATAGATACTTTTAGTTTAAAGTTTGCTGTTCAAAATATATCTGATAAGTATATTACCCCTGCCGAAGAAAAAAGGTTAATGGAGGCAGGTATTAATCCAAAGACCTTGACACCAACTTTTGATAATGCTTTTAAGTTTGGAATGATAAGTGAAGCACTTGGAGATGAGGCAAAGACTATTGATTTTAATACTCTTAAAAACAAATTAAAATCCAAGTCATTTTTACCATTAGATTTCAGGGAGCAGTCAGCATTAGATTCTTTAAAATATGAAGCATATAATGAGATTAGAGGTCTTGGTAATAAAATAAATTTAGAGACACAAAGGATTCAAATTGAAGTTGATAAAGCACAGCGAGTAAAATTTGAAAAGATAATTGGAGATTCGGCAAAGGAAGCGATATTAAAAAGAGAAACCGTAAAACAGATGGCTAATAACATCGGTAGAAAAACGGGTGATTGGGCAAGGGATTTAGATAGGGTTTCAGATTTCATTCTACATAATGCTCACGATATGGGCAGAGCACAACAAATCAAAAGAGCACATGGAGCAAAAGCAGAAGCGTATAAGATTGTATTCGACCAAGCCTGTGAGACTTGTGTTAAATTATATTTAACAGATGGTATGGGTAGTCAACCAAAAGTATTTACGATAGACGAGTTGATTGCTAATGGTTCTAACATAGGTAGAAAGAAAAATGATTGGAAGCCTGTAATAGGAGCGACACATCCTTGGTGTAGATGTCAATTAGAAAGCCTACCAAAAGGTGCTTGGAAATGGAATGCTAAGAAACAGAACTTTGAAATGGCACTTACTGAAAGGGAGGAAAAAATCAGAAGAAACATTAAGGTGAAGATAACTATTGAGGAATAAACTTAAAGAGTTAAAATAGTAGTATGAGTAAGGATGATAAATATTCAAAAATGAAACTCAAAGAATTGATTGAGGAGCATAAAAGAGTAGTTTCTGTTTTAGGAAGCAAGTCAAAAGAAGATGACAAGCGAGAGTATGAAATTCAAAAGAAAGAACTTGAAGGTTACATAAATGAGATGAAGAAATTAAAGAAATCACAAGGTATAGATGAGGCATTTAGTTTATTAATTAAGGGTTCAATTGATACAGCAATTAATGGTGGAGATTTGTTTGAGAACATTGAAAAAGCAGGGAAAAAAGACCTTTCAAAATTAGTAANGAAACAAATANNNGATAANACAGGTCAAAAAAGAACTGTTTGGGTAAGAGCACAAGAAGTAGCTAAGAAAGTTAGGGGTAAAACAGCAAAGGTTATTGGGATGCACGAATCTGATAAAGAAGCAGGATATAATGTATTAGACAAAAAGCAATTAACAGATGGTTCTAATTATCTTAAAAGGATGTTGAACAATACTGTTCAAGCTGCAAAAAATGAAGTACATGAATGGAAGTCGGCAGGTTCAGGAGTTAAGAAATTGCTTTCAGGTAAAGCTAAAGAAATTAGTCCACACGAAAAAAAGGCAATGATAGTTGTTGCAGCACACGTAGCAATTACAGTTGCAATGGTTGTTGCACCAATGGCAGTAGGAGGAGGAGCAGCACACGCAGCAGCAGGTTCGGCAGCAGCACACGCAGGAGGTCATTCAGCAGCAACAATAGCAGGTCATTTAGTTTCTCATTTTGCAGAACATACATTGGGTCTTAATTTGGCTCATGTATTAGCATTTACAAAAGGAGAGGAGGATTCTTTGGATTCTTTCATTAAAGGTTTTGTGTTTGAAAAAGGTGAGGATGTTGATAGTGAAGGTAAAAAAGATAAAAAAGAAAAAGGGAAGCCATCAATTAAAGAAGTTCTTAATGCTATGAAAGAAATTAATAATGGTGATGGAACAGAGGATGGTGGAGCAGGAGCAGATGAAGAAGAACTAACGGATGATGAATCGGAACACTATTTAGAGAAGATGGTATTAGCGATGTCTAATAGTATGGGGAAATATGCAGAAGGACAAAAGGAAGATAAAAAACAACCAAAAAAAGACGATGGGAACAACAACAGTAAAGACCTACCAAAAAAGGACTAAGAAAGGGAAAGTCGTAACGGTACATTCGCATTCAATGCGAACAAAAGATAAAAAAGGGGTTACTAAAAAAGTTAACCCCATTGTTCGTTTAACGAAGTTGGCTGAAAAAAGAATTGTAGATAAAGGGGTAGCTGAAAGTATAGTAAAAAAATACAAAGAAAGACCACATAATCTCAAATTGATGGTTGATGGTAAATGGAAAAATGTAATTATTGATGTTTGGAAAACTGATAGCAAAGGAAAGCGTGTTAAAATGAAGACCGTACAACGTCAATTAAATTTTTCAAATAATGATTGGGCAAAATTCAAAAAAGAGAAATGCAGGATTAATTTATAACACCGTAAAAAAGTATGCGTTCAACTATGATATGTGGGATGATTTAGAAGCTGCTGCTGTAAAGAGTTTATTTGAGGCTGCTAATAATTATGAAGCAAAATTCAATCCATCAAATCCACCTGATATATTTAAGCATTTAAGGCTACACATGAACGGTTCTGTAAGGTGGGAATTAACAAAGCTATTAGCAACAAAATTTCAATTACCTCCACAGAAGAATGTTGTATTTGGAAAATTCAAAGAAGCATTTGACAAGTATGGTGGGGATTATGATGCTATATATAAAGAATTAAAATTAAAGCGGAAAGATTTATACCCTAATATTAATGAAGTAGAAGGTGAAAAGTTGTTACCAAGAGAGGGTTATGTTACTGTAAAGAAAGAAGGTGTTTTAGAGAAAAAAACAAAAACTTATGAGGATAAAGTTAATAAGTTAAGAGATGAGTTCAATGATAGAAGGGATTTATTAACAGCAAGATTTCATGGTGGAGCAGAGGGTGATAAGGAGATGTACGAGCAAGCAAATGCAGCCTTTGATGCTGATATATTAAGGATTACTAAAAAAATGAAGGGAGCAACACTAAGCGATAAGGCAGAACTTCAAGATAAGATTGTTGAGATTGAAAAGAACCGTGATTTATTAGCAAGAGAAATTAAACCACTTTCAGAAGAATCTTATAAAAGGGAATTAGCAAGTATTGATGGCGTTTATAAAAGAAACGTTAGAGATGCAAGGGATAAATTCAGAAAAGAGGTTGGTAAAACAACTATACAAGGAGCGTACGAATTATTTGCTGAACTTGAAAACATAATGAGTTTTAAGGATGTGAATTTATCCAAGACAAAAGAATTTGGAGATGGTGAAGTAGCATCTTTGGAATCATTTGTAAAAACACCGAATCAAGCGAACCCTGAACAAGAGATGATTATTCGAGCAAGTTTCATTCGTAATCTTGATAAATTCATGCAGGGATTTGAAAGTTTAGAGCCAAGGACNGCTAAAGTTTTAAAGATGCACTTAGGATTGGATGAAACGAATGAACTTTATGCTCATGGATTGTGGGGTGTTCCTATGGNNAGTAAAACAGAAATTGTTAAGAATCTACCAAAAGGATTTTACCCNAAAATGGATAATATTGATGTTGACTTTCAAAAGCGTTTAAAAAATTGGAAGAAAAAGAAACCACAGCGAATAATGACTATGACACGAACAGCATCAGAAATTAAGAAGCGTGAACAGGATTTAAAGGATTGGACTAAAAGAAGGAATAAGGCTAAGAAAGAAATCAGTAGGAAAATTTCTAAGGTAAAAGGAGCAGTTGCAAAGCAGAAATTTAGAGAACTTACCTATAAGAAGCATAAATCAACAATGGCTAAAAAGCCTACCAACATTAAAACAAAAAACAGAAGATTAAATGATAAGGAATTAAAAGCACTTACTGTAAAGTGGAGGAAAAATAAGCCAATACTTAATAAGGAATTAGGTAATAAGGCTATTTATGCAAGAGTATCGAGAGATTTAGAATTGGGTAAAATTGCATTAGCAGAAATTCTACCAAAGAAAGTGTATAAAGATTTAATGTCAAGCTATTCAGATATGAGAGCATACAACATTAGAAAAAGTCATTTAAAAGAAGACCTTATAAAAAGCATGGTAGTTGATACTTTCTTGGGATTCAAATTGGAATATAAAAAGGAAGAAACTATCGTAACTAAGGCGTTTAATAAAATTAGAAGTATTACAAACTACTTATTTGGAGAATAATGAACAAAGTGTATTTATGTCATAGTGATTCGGTATTTGATGTAGCAGCATTTGAGGTTGCATATACAGAGAATCCAATTGCTCAATTAACAAAAGCAGATTTATATGAAAGTATTGATATAATGAAGGCTGAAATGAATTTAGTTAAAGAAGCCGAAGATTTAATTGAGAAGGCAGAAAAAGCACCAACGGGTCATACTTGGTCGCAGGAATTACAGAGGAAAAATATGCCTGCAAGATGGATTACTTATGGTGGTAATAAAATTCTTATTAAGATGGGAGCAGACGGAAAAGGTCGTGTAATATTTTCGGCTAATCCGAGTTTAGAACATTTAGTAATTACTCCAAGGACACAAGAAGAATATGAAAAAATAAAAAAAGAGAAAAAAGAACGTGAGGAAAAAAGGAGAGCAAAGGCAGAAGTTACTCCTGAACAAATTAAGAGAGAGAAAGAGATTAAGAAAATAGCTGCTAAAAAATCAAAAGAAGTAACAAGGAAATTCAGAGAAAAATTAATTAATGTTTTTGGAGACCATTCAGAAATAACATCAAAAGATATAAGAGAGATTGAGGGAAAACTTGAAAAGAAAGCAGAGAGAATATTGGAGCGTGAAAAAGCTAAAGAAGCTAAAGAATTGATGGGGGATATTGCCGACAAGGTAATAGACATGAAGGAGAATGAAAGGAAAAGAGCAGACAAGGCACTTATTGAAGCTGCTGAAAAAATACTATCTAAAGATGCAAGAGGAGAATTAATAGATAAACCAATTGAAACTAAAGTTGGAGATGAGGAAGTAGATAAAAAGATTGATTTATTACGTCAGAAAATGACAAAAGATGATGCTATCGAAATAGTAACTGCCAAAGACAGACAAAAAACAGCATTGAAAGAAATCAGAGATGAGTTCAAGGATGATATGGTTATTCCTAAAGGTAATCTTGAATTAACATCTACGCAAGGAATTGGGATTGGTGAGGATGTAGATTTTGATGCACCTGTTGAAGGAGCAAAAGATAAAGCAGTTGAAGCGGCATTAAAATCAGAGGAAAACAGAATACGTGCTAATTTAAACACCGAATTATATAAAGAATTAGAAAGGAGAGATGGTAAAAAATCTACTATCAAAGAAATGGCATCAGGTGCAAAGGATACCATTAATGCAATGGCAGGGGAATATTTAGAAGGAGCAAGTTTAAATGATGAAGTGATTGAATTTATTGGTGTTAAAAATGCAGCAAGGGTAATAGCTAATAGTGTATCAAGCAGAAAAGATGATGCAGCAACAGCGAAGAAAATTGAAACACAATTAAAAAAGAAAAGTAAAGAAGTAGTTGAGGATGTTGTAAAAGGTGTTCACGAAAAAGAAAAGCGTATTGATAATTACAATAAACAAAAAGACGAAAACACATTAGCAGGTTCAACAGCTAACGCAGCAATTGCGAGACAATATGGAGCACTTGGTAGAGATTTAGGATTTGCAGTTGGTTCATTAGAAACTGCTGCAACAGTATTAGATAGTTTAAGAGATATTAAAGGAGCAACAGGTGATATTGTAGTAGATGGTGGTAAGAGTATTGGACGGATAAAAGAGAAATTAGAGGGAATGGGATTAGATAAGGGCGATTACAAAATAACTAATGCAGAAAATAAGGGAAGGACAGGTCGTTATGATGTTACGATTAAGAAGGAAGCACATGAAAAAATGCTAACTAAAAACACATTTAGTAAACAAAGAGATGCAATCGTAAAAGCTATTAAAAGTGGAATGGCACATGAAGAAGGTTGGAATCCAAAAGGAACACCAAAGACCTTCGTTGATTTCAAAACAAAAGAACAATATAAGAAACTTGAAAGGACAGCTAAAACATTAGAATCAAAAAGAAAGGCAGGTGATAAATTAAGTAAAGAGACAATTAAAAAAACTTGCTGAATTTGCTTCATATAAGCCATATAAAAGCAAAAAAGGAGAAGCAGGTTATTCAAGTGAACATGATGGCGAGACATTATACGGGAGAAAATTAGATATAAAAACAGCAGACCACCAACAAAGAATGATTAAATTCGGATTGAACCAAAAACGTGCTGTATGGAATGCAGGAGCAGGAACAGGTAAAACATTTGCATTTCTTGGAATGATTTCTGATATAAAAGCACAAGGTAAATTAGATAAGAGTTTTGCGGTTATGACACCACCAAGTAGATTGGTAAAAGAATTTTATAAAGATGCCGAGAAATTTTATCCTAATATGAACATAGTTAATCTTGGTAGTGTAAGAGGTGCTAAAGCGAAAAAGGAAGTTATTGAGTATGCAGGTAGAGGAGAAGCACACCCAAAATACGGAAAGATTGATATTATAATTAGTGGACATGATGCTATTAAGGCAGGTGTTGGTGATACCAAAGGATTTATAGATAACAAACAGCAGGAATATGTAGATAAGTTGA